GGGGGCGAGCCGATGCTTGTTGCGCTGGCAGTAGAGCGCGACCGATTGCCAAGTCGGCTTACCGCTGGAGTCGATGAACTCGTCTGCCCCGTGCAGCCGGTTCTCGGTGTGCTGCACGGCCGTGTCCCAAATCTTCTTCCGCTCCTCGTTCGAAATCCCCTTGCCCAGGTTCTCGACGCCGCGGGCTAGGCCATTGAGATCGGTGCCGGCGGATTCCAGCACCCGCTTGAGAGCGCATACCGCGGCGATGATCTCGCCATCCTTATCCGAGGCCAGCAGGCGGATGGTCATGGCGATCCGCTGCTCCAGGGTTGTCGGAGTTTTTGGACGCACGCTCATGTCGCCCCCCAGCACCGCTTAACGTGGGAGCACATCTTGCAGGGGAATTTTTCCGGATCCTTGTAGGCGCGCGGCAACAGCTCGCCGGCGCGCGTCGCCGCGATGATATTGGCAGCGCGGTCGCTCCAGAGCTGCGCGCGCTCGGCGTCGAACGGAACCCAGAAATGCAACTGCTCACAGCTGTCGACGTTGATGGCGCTGAACAGCAGCGGATTGGTCAGCTTGAGATAAGCCTGATAAAGCGAGGTCTGCGCGGCGTAGCGCGGGAACTCCTTTTCGAGGCCATTGCGCGCGAGCGCGCGCCAATTCTTCGCGTTGAGCGCCTTGCATTCCCAGACGAACGGGTAATTAAAGTAGGCGCTGCCGAGCGGATTGGGGCCCGCGATAACGATCCCATCGGCATGGCCGCGGAGATCGCCGTTCACAGCCTTGAATTCGAGCGCCTGGGGTGGCGCGAACGTGAAGCCCGCGGCGACTAACTGCTCGCGGACGCGGGCCTCGAAGTAGTGCCCGCGGGCGAAGATCGCGCGCGTGCGGGCGCTGATCTCCGGCTTGCACCACCAATCATACTGGACCCGACGCAAGCAGTCGGAGCCGACGATCGAAGCGCCGAGGTATGGATGCGGAAGCTCCGCCTTCCCCGCCGCGGAGCGCTCGATCGCCGCGTTGAGCGCGACGTTGATCGGCTCGTCCGCCAGCTTGGGCTCGTAGTAGTCGTACATCGTACGCTCATGAATTCGTTGGTGGCAGCTTCGTGTGATCGTGGCTGTTGCAGCTCACAAGCGTGAGTCGGGGTCGGCGCGCACAGCAGCCTTGCGGCAGGAACCCCGATGGGTATGGCAACGGCAACCATAGCTGCCACGCGTGACTCCACTTCCAAATCTCGTCCTCCTCCTCCTTCGTCCAGTACGATTGAGGGTCACCCACACCGGGAAACAAATCAGGCCGCAGGACGTGCTGCGGCCAGCCGGTGGCTTTCACAACCGCTTGCAATCGTTCGACGGGGATGTACTTCCATTGCTCGATGACCTCGGGACGAATACCGAGCTTGCGCGCCAGCATCCGAAGTCCGCCCGCTGCTTTTATCGCGGCGGCCATTATCCTTTCCGGCGAGAGGACATAATCTCTGAGGAAAAAATATTCGGGCGCTGGATCGGATGCTGGCTCGGCCGGCGCAACTTCGGGCTCCGGTTCTGGAACGAAGAGGGCGTCCATCTTAGGCATCGTGCCGGATGGCAGTCTGTCGTGAGCCGCTGCGGCGAACTTGGCAAAGGCGAAACGTATGTCCAACGCTTCAGGCTCGTCACACTGGAAACACGGCATGCTGGCTTTCGGCGTGTAGTCGCCGAGCAGTTTTTTCAGCTCGTGATAATGGTACTTAGCCGGCAGGTCGCTCATTCGATCCTCACAGACCGATCTCGTCATTCCACTCGTCGGGCGTCATCAGCGGCCCGCCGCTCGCGGCGTTCGCCTGACGCGCAATCGTGCTCGCGCCCGCCTGCCGGCTGACGCCCTTGTCGGAGAGATCGCGCGCGATCCTCGCCTTGCGGATGAGCCGCATGGCGGTGAGCAAGAACTCGATCATCACGTCCTTCGGCCACGCTGTGATCGGCTGTGACCAGTCGAAGCTCGTGCTCGCGAGCTCGGGCAGGATCGCCGCGACCGCGCCGGCGTCCCACGGCTCGGGATCGAGCCCGGTCAGGCGGATGGTTTGCTCGGTGTCGAGCTGCTCGGCGGTCGCCTGTTCGGCGCGCGTGCGGATCCAGGCGAACAACATCGCGGCGAGCACCCAGCCCAGCTCGGTGTCATTCAACCGCCCGACGGGCGTGGCCGGCGGGATGGGCCCGCCGAGCGTGATAACGCCGCGCGCGGCCTCGATGGCGGCGGCGGTCGCGCGCCGCAGCCATTCGTCTTCGAGGGCGGTCTCCGAGACCATCCCGACGGTGCGGGTCGTCCTCATTGCCTAGCTCGCCCACTTCGGCGGGGTGATGGGCGCGGTGCCCGCGGGCGCGGAGTCCGGCGCCGCGGCCGCGGCAGTGCCGCCGCTATTGAACGGCACCGGCTGCTCGATGGGGCGCCAGTCCTTCTGGTCGGGCGTGACCGCGGCCAGCAGGTAGTTCTTGTCCGACCAGCTCGTGCCGCTGCCGTCGTTTTTAGCCTCGCCCTTCCTCACGCCGACCCGGGCGACGAAGACGATGTTGTCGAAGTCCTTGTCCTCGGCCTGGTACAGCGCGAGGTTCTCTGCGCTCGTATCGCCCTTCTTGATGCCGCGCGCGCTCTCAAGGATCTTCTTCAGGCGCCCGCGATTGGTGAGCACCATCTCCTTCTGGCCGTCGGTCGTGCCCGCCAACATGAAGTTGTCCCAGAACTTGCGCTTGGCGAACGGCCCGTCGAGGACCACGAATTCGCAGTCGAGCATTTCGGCGTCGCCCTTCGCCGTGCGTTTGTACAATCCATCCGGACCAGCGTTGCCGGGGCGGATCCGCATCTGCGTGGTGGCGATCGTGTTGTGCGGGATGAGTTCGGAGAAATCCCGCGGTTCGGCAGCTTGTGAGTAATCGAAGGGCATGGGCCCCTCCTATGTCTCGGGGGTGGAATTGCCGCGATTGAGGATTTTTGCGATCAGTTTGCCGAGGTGCGGCGGCTCGGTCTGATCGAGCTTTCCGGAGCGGTCCTTTGCCGGGAATTTCCAAGGATTGTCGGGCTGGCAGACGAAGCCGCGCGTCGGCCCTTTGCCGAAATCGAGAAATTCCATCACCACGACTTCGTCGACGATGGCGCCGATTTCGCGCGGCACGCGCTGGCCCTCCATCTGCAGGCGGTATTCGACGAACCGGCCGAAGTCGTCGGTGACTTTTTCGAGAATGCCGACGAACACAACGTGCTTACTGCGCACATGCTGGAGCTGATGCAGCCACATCAACAGTTCGCGCCCATGCAGTCCGTAGGTGCTGCGCAAATCCTTCGCGCCGGTGCGCTCCGAGCGCGCCTCGGGCTGCTGCTCGGCCCAGCGGAATGAAAGCCTGGAAATGGCGGTGATCGAGTCGACGAAGATGAGGTCGTACTTGTCGAGGTTTTCGAGCGCGCCGCCTACCGCCTTATAGTGTGCTTCGGAGTAGCTGTTGACCGGCGCGAACGATGAGTTGGGGCCGCCGATGCGGACCGCGACGTTGCTCGCGGTCTGCCAGTCGTCAATGCGGATGGTGTCGACCGGTACGTCCTGCACGGACAGATCACCGGCCTCGCCGTCGAGGAAGAGTGTGCGCGCCGGATCGACCGTGCGCAGCAGCGACGTCTTGCCGACGCCGGTCGGACCGATGAGCTGGATTTTCACGCCGCGCGGTTCGTTGAGCCTTTCGTTGGCGCCAATGATCTTCATGGCGCGCCCCCTGGTTCGCTTTCAGGTGGACACGGTGGGGCGAAGCGACGCCATCTGCGGCCGTCGCGCATGGTGTAGAGATTGTTTTCGTGAATCTCTGTTGTCCTCAACAAGCCGCATTTGATGCAGCGAGAGGTTCTTGGATGTTCCAAGTAAGGGCTCGTATCCTCCCAGCGGTGCCGCTTACGTGCTTCGCTCATGGTGCGCCCCCCTTGGTCGCGCGCTCCGCCGCCATGACCACGTCCGCGGCGAGCTCGAGCCTGGCGACGACGAGCAGGGGTTTGCAGTCGGCGCGAATGACCAGGAAGTCGCGACCATCGTTGGCAACGAACCACTTGTAGCGAGGGTCCTTGCGCTTATCCGTTGCGGGGAACGATGGGAGACCAGTTACCTGTTCCGGCGTCAGTGCAATTCGCCTTATCGTTATGTGATCACCGCCGCCGTATTCGAAGAGCCGCTTGGGCAGGTCCGCTTCCGACATGAACATTCCGCTCGGATCGAAATCGCCGACATAGAGCACGATCAGCTCTTGATCGCTGTCGTCCTGGGCGGTGTTGTAGACCTGCGTCGCGCTGTTGAAGCCGTGAACGGGATTGAAGCCGACGGCGTAATGATTGAGCACGGGTGCGAGCACACCGCGCACCGTCCCTTTCTCCGACCA